CTTCACAGCATCGCACCCAGCCTCAACAGCCGCATCGATCAACCGCTTAGCAATATCTAGTGATCCGTTATGGTTGATTCCAATCTCCGCGATCACAAAGGTATGGTTGGGAGTGAACATCACTCCGACACCTCATGCCAAGTACAATCCCAAAGTCGATTCATAAGAGACTCGCCATAGAATTTGATGCTCTTTAACAATCCGTCTTGGTGGCCGGCATCAGCTAAGTCTAGCGTTTGCTGTGCAAACTCTAGGAAAGAAGGAGTAGTAAGAATTTGCTCACCCCGGATTTCCACTTCCACATAATCAAAGGTGATACTCTCTCCCGCGATCCCCTTGGCGTGAGTCTGATTCTTATCAGACACCATCAAGTCTAGTCCAAAGACATGAAAATCAGTAAAGCCGAGGTTCATACCAACGGAGAGAGAGCTAATCGTTACACTTCCCCCAGCATTGATCACTGTTGCCACCTCGTATCCATTTTGAGCACGGAAGGCGCGCATTTTATCATTTTCTTTGGAATCGAAAATGTAGCACTGCTCCCCCGCAAGCATTTGAATCAAAGACGGTCGGGTGACGGACGCAAGCAGATACTTCACTCCCGGCTGTAGATGTGTGAAAGATTTCTCTTGCTCTTCAGAACAATCAAGAGACACAATATAGTCTGGCGCAAGCCCCTGGAGCGCGCACCACGGATACATGCGCGCGATCACTAGCAAGGGGTAGCCTTTTGTTTGCAGCTCTTTTATTTGCTGCACTTGCCCATCCACCGAGGGTCCACCACCGAGAATGATCACATCCCCCGATGACTTCCCCGACAGCTCATAGATATCTGGAATCTTTGCTGCCAAGTTTTGCTGCACGTTGCTGTAAAGCAGCTTAGGGGTGAACTTGCACACTCCCCGAAAGCGGGGAACCCTTCGATTTTCACGTTTAAAGATTGTATCCGTGATATATTCCACCCACTCTTGGGGCTTTTCAGGTTTTGGAAAAGGGGTGTCCCCGGCCCACTGCCAAAGGGATTTTATATCTTCGTCCATATAAATTTCTGCGAAACCCATATGAAGCATGATATATTCCAAAGTGCGACTACAAAACTGGTAGGTGTGCGCGATTTGAAATAATCCTTCGGTGTTATCATCGTGAAAAAAACCAGGTGTCCAAACGTACAAATGCCCCTTCGGAGCCAAGATTTGACTTACCTTTTGCACTTCATTCAAATCACACAAGTGCTCAATCACATCTTGCATAATAACGAAGTCGGCTTTGACACCCTGAGCAATTAAGTCGTCGATAGTGGGAACAACATGGTGACCTTTGCTACGAGCTATGTCAGTAGCAGCTTGATCAATCTCAATACCCCAAGTTTCGCAGCCTTTGGCTGCAAAGGCATCAAGCATCCCGCCCACGTGACAACCCCAATCCACCACCACTTTAGGCATATCAATAGCCCACTCATCCAACCATGCGAGCAACCGCTCGCCTCTTTGACCCCCTACCTGCTCATAGATTGCCTCATCAGATAACTGAAGCTCATCTCGGGCCTGGCAACTATTAATTCGTCGGTACTCATTATTGTAAAACTGCGCATACGCCTCTGGTGTCATCCGAGGTGTAGCGCGAATCAACGCACACTCTTCACAGACAAGAAGCCGATGAGGGATTCCATATCGATCAAACTCTCGAATCAAGATCCCCTCTTCTGCTCCACAAAAACACTTCACGGCTTCAGTAGGATAAAGTCCACTTTGAAGCTTCTCAATAAGAATCTGTTGAGATACGAGGGCGGCATGAAGCCGCCCCCGCACAGTAGTAATCTCTTTCATAGTACCTTCCTTTTTTATATGTAATGTGTTAGGAGGCAACTATTGATTAATTCTCGTTCGCTTCTAGCGGCGAGAGACGATAGACAAAGAAGACATATCCTTTACCAGCCGCCGCAGTAACAGAAATCGACAAGGTCATTGCCGTGGGTCTGCTAATGGTGAGGTTGTTCGAGACTACAGCAGTTTGAGCAAAGTAAACCTTGCGGATATACGTTACTCCAAGGCTAGTAGTGCTGGTGGCGAAGGTTACAAGATCGGTTCCGATCCGCTGATTGTAAGCTAAACCCGTAGTAGAGATCAGAGGCGTACCCTGTTTATAACCGACAGTCGTCATTACGATACGTCTCAGAAACCCAAGACGAGCACCCGACCGTCCAACATTCTGCGCGTTACTAGCAGTGACGCCACCATTGAAAGCCGTGACCACTTTCACAAACACGTCGCTTATGATCATGCCCTTACGAAGGCGAAAGCCTATCGGAACAATCGTGGTACAGCTATGTTTGTTGTCAATCGCAACGGTGAGGATGTATTCCGACTTCTCCGGGTCAACATCGACGCGATGTTGGCTTGGGGTGACTCCCTTAAGGAAGTATGCACGCCCACCAGCGGTGAGCACTGAGATATCGACAAGGGATGCCGACAGGTTAGTGAAGAAGTGAATTTGACCGTTCGTCATATCGCGGGAAATGTACGAGGTACCAACCACTTCTTGAGTGAGCGTTGCTCCCGCAATGCTTCGGATAGTTTGACGAACGGGAGTACCCGGCTGATAGACCTGGAAATCACCGCTGTCATCATCGATAACTTTCTTAGTGCGAGTATTAACCAATTGTAGGAAATACTCACGGGCTCTTTGTGACATTTTTTCTCCTAAAGATTATTCAATAAGTGGCGGGAGCCCGGCGCTATCGCCAGGTTTATCCCGCTCTTATTTACGTTTACAGTTTCGCGTCACCCCAAACGAGCCCGAAGATTCGACCAGCCGTAAAGGCCGACAAATCAAAATCGGTTCCGTCCGCGATGGTGAGCACATTTCCCGAAAAGGTTACGTCGGCAAACACAGCCGCTTCCGTATCCCCGTTGACGATGTTGTTTCCGCTATCCTGCACTTGGATTATGACTCCCCGAATCGTTTTCAATTGGGGAAACACAATATCCATAGTGGCGGCATTTGCAGGCGTTGCCGAAAACGGAATCAGCGGAATGAAGCTTCCGATAGCCGGAAGCACAGTCGGTGGAGACTTTCCATTAAAACCAGTAGCCATTTAGCCCCCTTCTTAGTCGGCAACAGCCGAGGTGAAGATATGAACCACGCCGTTATCTTCAGGAGTGGAGCGATTGAACACCAGCTTTTGAATTCCACGAATTTCATGAAGCTCATAGATTTTGGTGTGTCCCACATCCGCGGACTCTTCACCAAACTTTGAACGCTGGCCCCAAACAACAGCCGCAGCCTGCGCACCGAGCAGCAATCCATGCGACAACTGAACGCTTGAAGCACCGGAAGTCGGCAACAAGGAGAGGCGATCATACTCATACACAAGCACGCCTTCCCAAGCACCCTTGAAGCTCGCGCCAGTGTACAGAGGCGATTGTTCGTTGCTCTGAGGCGGCAAATTCAACTTCGCATTAACCCAAGCCGCATCATACTTGCGAAGATCACGAATGCTGTAGGTGTGGAACTTTCCACAAAACCATTGCTCGAAATTCTTACCGCTCTTTACGCGCATAGGGCGCATACGGGTAAGGGCATTCACGGGAATGGTAGCTTTGCGCTTGCCAATTTCGATAATGTCCGTGGTGAGCATATCGTTGGTCGAATCAACGTTCGCTAGCGCAGTGGCGTGAGTGGCGTTATAATTTGAATCAGCAGCGCCATACAAATACCTGCCCTGAACACGCCCGGAAGAAGTATCCTCAAGGGCCACCGTGATATCGTCATCAAGGTCTTCCGCGAATTCATCTTCAAGGGCTCGTCTCCCCTGAGATAGCACGTCAAACCCCACACGCTTTTTGGTCATGCGCACGTTTTCAAACTTAACCAATCGGCGGTAGTTATCGATAGTGATCCGCTGATTGAAAAATTCCATCGTGCCTTCATTACCAACACCTTTGGAATTACCCGTTACACGTCCGCCAACGATGCGGCCACGCATACCGATAGTGATTGCATCGCCGTCTTCTTTGGTTAGCTCTTCCTTCACTTGGATAATCGCGTCTTCACCCGAAGACATGAAATGCTTCCAATCAAGCATCCCAAGATATTCGGTAAAGATTTTGTTGTCCCACTGCTCTTGAGTGAGACCGTTATCCGTTA